AGAAGGGTAACTGACACAGGTGCAGTGTTAGACGAACAGAATAAGTCTGCAACAGGACTTGTACAGAGTCTTACAACATTTGAACAGGCAACGAAAGTATTGTCCAGCCAATTCCAACAGATAGAAACAGGATTACTACAAGCGTTTGGTCCTGCGTTGGGTGGATTCGTTAACATTATAAAAAGTGCGTTCGGTGCCGGTGGATCTGTAGCGACTGCTCTGGCTAAAGCACCAGGTCTAACAGCAGGATTACTAGTCGCAGGATTATCAGGCAAGTTACTATTTGACGCGGCCAAGCAGACATCCATAGTTGCCGCTGGTACTAGACTGGGCACGGCACACCTAGGACTAAAAGGCGCCGCTGGCGCAGGTTCACTTATAGGAAAAGGTGCAGGCATCGCCGGCAAAGGCGTGGGCGGACTAGCAGGATTAGGAATAGCCGCGGGAGGAGTTGCACAGGCAAGCAATGCCGAGACCACAGGTGAGAAAGCATTTGGTGTTGGACAGGCGGCCATCGGAGGTGCACTCACAGGTGCAATGATAGGATCAGTTATTCCAGTGATAGGAACAGCAGTTGGTGCCGCTGTTGGAGGAGCACTTGGCGGAGCGTCAGCACTTTTTGCCGCATCAGGCGAGAGAGCATTTGGTGGAGGCATGGATGGTGGAAAAACTTACCTGGTTGGTGAGAGAGGACCGGAGATGGTCACAGCAGGAACCAAGTCCACTGTGACGGCAAACAGTGATCTTAAGAGCACATTCGACACCACAGCATTGGAGACCAAGATGGCAAGCCTTGTCACAGAGATGAACAGTGCGAATAAGACTTTAACGAATATGGTAAATGGCGTAAATACGCTTGTAGCAGTGGAATCCAGGGCCTTGAAAGCAGTTGAAACAACAGCACGTAAAGACCGTAACCAAGTTGGACTGGTTTAGGTTGCTAAAATGAATAAAAAAGTGTAATATAAAGCATGGCTTGGAAAAAATATTTTAAAGACGCAAACATGTCTCCAATATCAGGAGAAAAAGTACCCAACTTCGCCAAGAGGAACTACAGTTCTTACTTGCCAGACGTGTACACAGGACACCCTAATAGGATACAGAGATACTTCCAGTATGACCAAATGGATTCAGACTCTGAAATAAACGCGGCATTGGACATCCTGGCAGAATTCTCAACACAGAAGAACACAGAGAACGAGACTCCGTTTGATCTTGTGTTCAAAGATGAGACAACAGAACATGAAGTGAAACTTCTCAAGAAAGCACTTCAACAATGGACAAAGTCTAATCAGTTCAACAAAAGAATTTTTAGGATTTTCAGGAACGCATTGAAGTACGGAGACTGTTTCTTCGTGAGAGATCCTGAAACAAACAAATGGTTGTACATAGACAACGCCAAAGTTGACAGGATCGTTGTAAATGAATCAGAGGGAAAGAAACCTGAACAGTATGTGATCAGAGACATCAACCCTAACCTACAGAGATTAAGTGCAACACAGATCACACCCAACCAAACATATGGTGGTGGCGGAACGACTGGTGGCGGTACAGCGGCCTATGGTTCAAGTTATGCCAACGCAGGTGCCACAAACAATATGTCAGGCTTCGCTGGTGGAAATGCAGGTGGAAGATTCTACAAGACCATGAATGCGTACAACATAAACGCAGAACACGTGATCCACATGTCCATGTCAGATGGACTAGACAACCTTTTCCCATTTGGACAGTCAGTGTTGGAACAGGTATTCAAAGTTTACAAACAGAAAGAATTATTAGAAGACGCGATCATAATCTACAGGGTACAGAGAGCACCTGAAAGAAGAGTGTTCTACATTGACGTGGGTAACATGCCCACACACTTGGCGATGCAGTTCGTTGAGAGGGTCAAAAACGAGATAAACCAAAGAAGAATTCCAAGTGCATCGGGGGGAGCAAACTTCATAGATGCAACATACAACCCAATGAGTATAAACGAAGATTACTTCTTCCCACAGACAGCGGAAGGTAGAGGATCTAAAGTTGACACACTACCGGGTGGTACAAACCTAGGTGAGATAGATGACTTGAGATTCTTCACCAACAAACTGTTTAGGGGACTGAGGATTCCAAGTTCTTATCTACCAACAGGTGCAGAGGACGGTGGACAACAGTACAATGACGGTAGGGTAGGAACAGCATACATCCAGGAACTGAGATTCAACAAGTATTGTGCTAGATTACAATCAATGTTGGCAGAAACTTTTGACAGTGAGTTCAAATTATGGGTCAAGAACAAAGGCTACAACATAGACAATGGCATGTTTGAGATAAAACTCAACCCACCACAAAACTTCGCACAGTACAGACAGACAGAAATGGACCAAAGCAGGGTGAACACATTCACAGCAGTGGCGGATCTACCTTATATGTCAAAAAGATTCGCATTGAAAAGATATCTTGGACTTTCTGAGGAAGAAATGGCAAGGAACGCAGAACTATGGGCGGAAGAAAACAATGTGCCTCAGAAGAAACAGAGCAAATCAAATGAACTGAGGGGCGGCGGTGTCACACAGTCAGGAATCAGTTCAGATCTAGACCAATTCGAGGAACCAACAGCGGATCCAGACGCACCAGAACCGGGATCACCACAACCAGGCGGACCAGGACAGACCCCAGGTGGTCAGACACCAGGCGGCACAGGTGGCGGTGGGCAGGTATAAGGATTAAATACGATTATGAAACTGAATGAATTCTTCACATACGGCGCAGATGGCTTTGAACAGGACAAGACCTACGAGCCTGAGAACGATATTTCAATTCTGGATTCAGAAGACACAAGGAAAACGAGATTAACACTCAAACAGATCAACTCTATGAGGTTGGCATCAGAGGCACACGATGCACAACAGAAGGAAGAAGCAGTATTCGTCCAAAAGATGTACGGACAGCCTGCCCAAGACGATAACTTAGAGTTATAATGTTACAAACAGCATTCGTACTGGGCAACGGTGAGTCCCGTAGGGGCATAGATATCAACGATCTCAAGGAAAAAGGCACAGTGTATGCCTGTAATGCCGTGTACCGAACACATCAACCGCACTGGTTGGTGGCAGTCGATCCCAAGATGATGCTTGAGATAGCGGAGACTGATTATGTTGCACATAATAAAGTGTACTCCAACTACAACAATCAATACGAGAAACACCAGAAACTGTTGGACCATGTGACCTGGTCAAAACCCAGCCTGGGATGGAGCAGTGGCCCAACTGCACTTAAACTGGCCTGTGATCACGGATTCAAGGACATATACATACTGGGGTTTGATTACCAAGGGCACCGAGAAGACAGCAAGAACAACAGATACAAACTCAACAATGTTTTTGGCGACACAAGAAACTACAAGAAGCGTAGCGACGAGGCCACTTTCTATGGCAACTGGATGAACCAGACCAAGCGTTGCTTGGAGGACTACAAGGATGTACGATTCCATCGTGTGATACCCAAAGGCTGGTTCCAACCCAAAGACCTAGAGTGGAAGGGCAACATAGATCACCCCACAACAGAGCAATTCCTGTCAAAATTTGACTTGCAGATCAAAATCTAGCCAAAATACACCTTTTCTCACCAGTTACAGCACCGTTTCTACGCCTTTACAGTAAATACAAACACTTATAAGTACAAATCGACCTAATTAGAAGGAGCACGTGTAAAATGTCAAATAATAAATTTGAGAGTTTATTAGAGTTACTGATAAACGAAGAAAACGATAAAGCGGAGGCTTTATTCCACGAGATCGTAGTTGAAAAATCTAGAGATATCTACGAGAACCTAGCAGACGAAGAAGTGACTGCTGAATCAAAAGACGAAGAAGTTAAAGAAACTGAAGCATCTGAAGAAGAGAAAGTAGAAGAAACTACTGAGGAAACTAAAGACGAAGCAGTTGAAGAGGCTTCAGAAGAGTCTAAAGACGAACAAGTAGACGAAGTTGTTGAAATCGAAGACGAAGCAACTGAATCAGAAACTACTGAAGAAGAATCAATCGAAGAAGTGGGCGGCGACGCAACTGACGAATTGGTTAAAGACATCTCAAGCGAAGAAGAAGGTGAAATGGATGCAGACCACGGCGAAGAAATGCCAGCAGACATGGACGCTGACAAAGACGCAGAAGGCGATGTTGAAGACAGAGTAGTTGACTTGGAAGACGCTTTAGATGAACTAAAAGCAGAATTCGAAGCAATGATGGGCAAGAAAGACGGTGAAGAAGAGAAAGAAGACGAATCTCTAGCACCAGAAGTTGCACCAGAGTTAACTCCAGAAGTTGAAATGGAAAGCAAAGAAGCAAAAGAGACTGTGAAAGAGTACAAAAATCCAGTTAAAGCGGACACTGCCGACCATTCAGACAAGTCAGCAAAATCACCAGTAAACGCTTCTGTTAAATCAGCAGGCG